TGACGCCCATCGCTACGCGCTCCGGCAGATCGCAACCGCGACCGCGTGGGTCGAGGCCTCGGCAGGGGACTTCGCGCGAGGCGACAAGGGGCAGATCCTCCGGAGCTACGCCAACGCTCGGCTGGCGGTCCAGAAGCTCGGCATCTCCTGCGAGCACGACACCTGGCGCGACCGCATGCGGATCGGCGGGCACGACCTGCAAGTGCTTGCCGGCGACCTCTCCGACAACGTGTGCAGCATGCTCCGACAACTGGTACTGGAGCAGCACGGCTTCGACCCCGGCAAGGAGCATCTGCGCGACGCCGTCGCGCAGCTCTGTGTCGAGGGCGCGTTCGACCCGGTGGTCGACTACCTCGCCGGCCTGCACTGGGACGGCATGCCCAGGGTGGAGACGTGGCTACACCGATACCTCGGTGCGCCGGACGACGCATACACTCGCGCCGTCGGCCGCCTCCTGCTCGTCGCGATGGTCCGGCGCGCGCGCCAGCCCGGCTGCAAGTTCGACACGATCGTCGTGCTCGAGGGGCCGCAAGGGAATGAGAAGTCGAGCGCCTTGACCTGCCTGGCCGGTCACGAGGACTACTTCTGCGACGAGGAGATCCTCGGCCTTCAGGCACGTGAGGTGGCTGAGCGGGTCGAGGGCGTGTGGGTGTACGAGATCTGCGAGCTAGAGAACATCGAGCGGCGCGAAGTCAACAACGTCAAAGCCTTCGCCTCGCGTACCCACGACCGCGCACGCAAGGCGTACGCTCGCTTCAAAGAGGTTCAGCCCAGGCGCTGCGTGTTCGTCGGCTCCACGAACGAGGAGCACTACCTACAGGACACGACGGGCAACCGCCGCTTCCTGCCCGTGACGACGGGCAGGATCGACCTCGAGGCGCTACGGCGCGACCGGGACCAGCTGCTGGCCGAGGCCGCTCAGCTCGAGGCCGACGGCGCGTCCATCATACTGCCCCGGGCACTGTGGGCGGCGGCAGGGGAGATTCAGGAGACGCGCTCCCGGAGCGAAGATGACCCGTGGCTTGAGCCACTCAGGAGACTGCCGGCGGCGCGCTCGGATACGACTGGCACCTGGCGCGTGACCACAGCCGACGTGCTGGACCATCTAAGCGTCCGGCGGGAGCAACAGACCGCCTGGAGCGCCAGACGAATCGCACCACTCATGCGCAAGTTGGGGTGTGGAGCCCCGAAGCAACTGAAGATTGACGGCACCAAGTCCAGGGGGTATGAGCGGACCGATCCACCGGCAGGCGGAGAGCCACCGCCAGTGCCGTGAGGCGTACCGGGACGCGTACCTGTACGTACCGGTGTCAGGTACCGCGAAAAACCCTAGCGAAATCAGTACCATACCAGCAGTACCAGTATATATAGAGAGAGAGAGAGAGAGAATAGGTATAGTCGGGAGGGGGGGTTAGTAGAACGTGCCGATATGCTGTTCTGGGTGGTACCCCGGTACCGCTCTGGTGGGTGGGCGTCACCTCCTCGGGTCAGGCCGCCACTACAAGGCATGGCCGAATTCAAGCCGGGCGATCGAGTGTGGGTTAAACGCGGGTCCAGCAGCTGCGCTTGCTACAGTCACGGCCAAGGCTGATGACTAGGCACCCTCACGGCCCCGCCGCTCTCCGAGGCGCCAAGGCCGCCGCGCTGCGCGCCGCTGGCAAGACGACCGCAGAGACCGCGGCCCTGCTCGGGGTCACGCCCCAGACCGTGCGCAACTACTGCCGGCGCGCCGGGATCGAGCTCAAGCGTGGCCGGCCGCGCAAGCCGCGGTGCCCGACTTGTGGGCTGCCGCACCGCAATGGCCCGCGGCCCGGGATGGTCTCGCTGATTCCCTAGCCGGGACGGTGTAGACTGGACGCATGGCTCGAGCCAAGCGACGCCGACCCCGTAAGTCCCCGCCGGGGGCTTGGACGGTGGCCCCGCGCCCACAGATCCCGGATGGAGTCGCCGGAGGTCCTCAGACCTTGACGCCAGAAATCCTAGGACAAGTGCTCGAGGGCATGGCCCGTGGTGAGTCGGTCCCGACCGTGTGCGCACGTCTTGGCGTCACGCGGTCTCTGGTCTACCGCATGGCCAACGGCGACTACCCGTCAGCGCCCCCCGGCTTCGTCGAGCAGTTCGCCGAGGCCGAGCGCGCACAGGCGCGGGCGTGGGTGTCCGAGCTGACTGACATCTCGGACGAGAGCGCAAGCGATCCGCAGGACGTGAGCCGCAACCGCTTGCGCGTGGGCACCCGTCAGTGGCTAGCGTCCAAGATCCTGCGAGACGTGTACGGCGACCGGGTCGAGGTGGCCGGCGACCCGAACGCACCGCTGGTTGTGGCCGCTGCCCGGACCCGCGTGACCGAGCGGCTGACTGCCCTGGCCGAGAGCCTGAAGCGGGGGCCCGACTGCGACATGGTCGAATCCCCTCAGCTCGTTCACCTTGAGGCCACGTGCGATGTACCATCTGCACCCGTGGGGCTACCCGCTCGAGCAGGGCGATAGCTTCCCGCCCGCCGAGTACGTTGACCTGACCAGCCACCCCTGGCTGGCCGGGCTGCGCATCCGTGCCTACCTGGGCCCGGTGTCGGTGACCCTGCCCCCATCCCCCATGAGTGCTCGAGACCTCGAGCACGGCCTGGTCCTGCTGGCCCGCGAGGTGGTAGCCGCCGGAGGTAACGCGGCGACCCAGGTGGAGATGGTCCTGACCATGGTCCCGGCAGGCTGGGAAACCTGTATCACCGGGAATGCCTGCCGTATAGAGTCCGAGCCTACCCCGGCTAAGGGCTGCCTGCGCATCCAGGAGGGGCCGTGCGCCTCGATCGACCCGGACCAAGTCTAGCGGAGAGGGTGGCCTCGGATCCTGGGCGCCTGGGCGATTTCACCCGCGGCCTGGACGAGGCCGAGGCGGACGCCCTCGCCCACGACTGGGCGTTCTGGGGGCGGCCCGCCCAGCAGGAGCCGCCGGGCAACTGGTTGCAGTGGGTGATCTGCACGGGGCGCGGGTGGGGCAAGAGCGACACGTTGTCCCAGTGGTCGCACCTGAACGCAGACCGCATGCCCGGGTCGCATGGGGCCGTGTCGTCGCGCACCGCGGCGGACGTGCGGGACACGATGGTGCAGGGGATCAGCGGCCTTGTGGCCACGGCCCGCCCGTGGAATCAGTGCGAGTACCTGAGCAGTCAGCGCCTCGTGCGCTGGGCTAACGGCACGACGGCGCATCTTTACAGCTCCGAGGAGCCGGACCAGATGCGCGGGCCCAACCACCACTGGGCCGTGGGCGACGAGGTGGCGACCTGGCTGCCCAAGACCGGGGCCGATGGGTTCTCGGCGCTTGATAACCTGCGCTTCTCGACGCGCCTGCGCTGGGCGCGCTATGAGCCACGTATCGCTCTAGGCATGACTCCCCGCCGCACCGACCTCGTGATCGCCCTGTTGCGCGAGGCCGAGGCCGAGCCATCGATGGTCCTGACCCTGGGCCACACGCTTGAGAACCGCGCGAACCTGGCACCGTCCTTCCTCCGCGAGATCCTGCGTCGGTACGAGGGCACGCGCATTGGGCGCCAGGAGCTGGCGGGCGAACTGCTCCAGTCGGTTGAGGGCGCGCTCTTGCGACCCGACCAGATTGACGCGGCGCGTCAGATGCGGCCGCCGCCCGAGGGCGCGCTGTCCCGTGTCGTGGTCGGTGTCGACCCCTCAGGCGGCAAGGACCTACAGGGGATCGTGGTGGCCGGGCTCGCGAACCCGTGCCCGTGCGGTAACGCGGCGCCGTTGCCCCACGCCTGGGTTCTGGCTGACATGAGCGTCAACCTCCCACCCGCGGGCTGGGGTGCGCAGGTGATCCACGCCCATGACAAGTTCCGTGCCGACTGCGTGGTGGCCGAGGTGAACTACGGGGGCGAGATGGTGGTGGCCACGATCCGCACGGCGCCGGGTGGAACGTCCGTGCGCTACCTGCCCGTGCACGCGGCACGGGGTAAGCACGTGCGCGCTGAGCCCGTGATCGCCTGCTACGAGCAGGGGCGCATCCATCATGTGGGCCACATGCCCGAGCTGGAGGACGAGCTGTGCGCCTTCACTGCCGAGCGCTACGCAGGCACGGGCTCACCCAACCGTGCGGACGCCGCAGTGTGGGCGCTCTCGCACCTGATCCTTCAGCCGTCGCGCGTGTTCCGGATCAGCTAGGGCTGGTCGTCACCTTCCCGCCGCCAGCGCCACATGAAGGCATGACCGATCGCGACGCGCTCGTGGACCGTTTGGCTAGGCGCTGGGTCTCTGACCCGGATGGCAGGGTAAGGCTAGAGGGGCTGTTGGGGGTGGTTGCAGACGTGGCGTATGCCCCGGACCCTGAGCGTCTGGCTCGCGACGTATCCGACCGGCTGGAGCTGATGGACTGCACGACTGCATGGGTATTCGAGGACCTTGTGCGTGAGCGTCTGAGCGATGTTCGGTCGAGTAGGTGGTAGGCCTGCACTAGTGGGCGGTATACTCGCGCGCGTGGACAAGCGCGACTCGCACCTGAAGCTCGCGGCCCTGCGCTCGAGGCTCGAGTATGAGCGCGCACGCGTAGCGCGGGAGCGCCGCGAGGACATGACCGTTGTCATCATTGGGATTCTAGCGGTCACGTGCATCCTGCTCACGATCTTCGGCTGGGGGTACTGATGATCTACGCGGCAATGGACCTGCTACAAACGTTGGCGATCCTGTACCTAGGATGGCGCGTGGCCCTGCTGGTGGGGGCCAGCCGTAAGGGTGGCTGCTGCAAGTGAGCTACTGGCGCTCGCTCGCGCGCGCTGTGTCTGGTCGCAGCCCCACGCTCGAGGCGGTGCTGCCAGTGCTGAAGGCGCTGGACGCAGCGACCATCGCCGCGATGTCCGGCTGGACGGCGCGTGGTCGCGTGGGCAAGACCTACGCCTCCTTGTCCCGGGAGGGGTATGAGCAGAACCTATGCGCCTACCGCGCTATCAATGAGATCGCGATGGGCGTTGGCTCGGTACCCTTGACCCTGTTCCGTGGGGACGTGGAGGTGCCGGAGCACGAGATGCTCCAGCTACTGGAGACCCCTAACCGCAGCTCCTCACGCAGTCGGTTCATGCGGGATGCGGTGTCGTATCTGCTGCTCGATGGGAACATGTTCCTAGAGGGCGTCACCTTCAGCGGCGGTGATCCGGCCAAGGGCAACCCGCCGCGTGCGATGTACGCCCTGCGACCTGATCGGGTCACGGTTGACCGTACGCCTGCGCTCGCGGGCGGGATCACGCGGTACACGTACCGTGGCAGCGACCAGGCCGAGCGCCCGGGCTCGCGGGTCTGGACCGTCGCGGACGTGGACGAGACCAGCCCGATTCTGCACGCGAAGACCTTCCACCCGCTCGATGACCTGCGCGGGCAGGCGCCCATGCTCTCGGCGCGCGCTGCCATCGACCGTTTCAATCTGGCCGAGGAGTGGAACTCGAACCTTATCCGCAACGGCGCCAGCCCCTCGGGCCATCTGTTCGTGGAGCCCGGCAAGGACGGGCTGCCGGCGGTATTGCCCGAGGGCGAGCGGGCGCGGGTGCTGGCCGAGGCGGACGAGCTGCTCTCCGGCCCGCGTAACGCCGGCAAGGTGCGCGTAGTCGAGGGGGGCTTGCGCTGGGTGCAGACTGGCCTGTCCCCCAAGGACCTCGAATGGAACGAGGCGAAGAACTCTGCGGCCCGTGACGTGTGCAGCGCGCTGGGTTTCCCCGCGTTCTTGCTGGGTATCCCCGGAGACAACACGTACTCCAATCAGCGCGAGGCGCGCGCGGCTCTGTGGGAGAACACGATCATCCCCCTTGCGGCCATGCTGGCCGAGGAGCTGACCGCGTGGCTCGCCCCGTTCTGGGGTGAGGACCTCGTGCTGCGTCTCAACCTCGACGAGGTGACCGCGCTCGCGGTTCGCCGCGAGGCGGTCTGGGATCGGGTCAAGAACGTCGATTGGCTGACCACGGACGAGAAGCGCGGCGAGACCGGGTTCGAGGATCTTGGCGTGCCCGGGTCCGATGACGTGCTCGTAAGCGCCGTGCTCGTGCCGCTCGGCCTGTCAGAACAGTCGGTTCAACTTCGGGACCCCGACGAGGGCGGCGAATAGCCGGAGGCGTCGTGCTGCTGGTCACGACCCGTAAGGGCTTTGCCTCCCGTGTCTCGCAGCGGCGCGCGCAGTGGGACGCGGCCATTCGACTGCGGGCCGGGCATGAGCGCCGGCTCTCCGGTGCGCTGGCCAACTTCCTCGTGGCGCAGGCCCGTGGCTACGGGAGCGCGTACCGCAGTGGCGGGATCCGGTCGGCCGAGGCATCGGTGCGGGTGGGCGCCGGGCGGATGGTGCGCGTGGTCAGGCCGAGCATGGTCGCCTCGGCGCAGCAGCAGGCGCGATCTACGCTGCGCGGGCTGGGCGCGTCCGAGGTCGCACGGTTCGTCGACCGGCGTGCGGTCGCCTTCGTGGATCGTGTGCTGCCGCGCCGGGTCCGCGCGATCAACACGCAGACTGTCGAGCAGATCCGCCACGTCGTGGCTACGGCCGTTGCCCGCGGCCTCGGGCCGCAGGAGACGCAGGGCCTGCTGCTCGGGACGGGTGCGGAACGCTCGCCGAGGCGGGCGCTTGTCATCGCTCGCCATGAGGTCGGGTCCGCCACCTCGTTCGCTGATCAGGCGTCGGCCGAGGAGTCGGGGGTGGATTTGATCAAGGTCTGGCTTACGGCCAATGACGGCGGGCCCCGCCATCCTAGCTTTATGGAAGGTCAAGAGCGCGACCTCGACGAGCCCTTTGACGTAGACGGAAGTGACGCAATGTACCCGATGGACCCGAGCCTGCCGCCGGAGCAGAGTCTGAACTGCCGATGTTCCGTGGCCTACGTCCCGAAGCGGTCGCGCTAGTCTAGGGCTCTAGGCTAGACCTACCGCCCCTAGACTAGCGCGCGGCGGCCGCCTCCTCCAGCTCGCGCAGCGCCGTGTAGCGGTCCGCCAATCCCTTCGGGATGACACCGTGCACGCTCGCCACGATCTTGGCCACCACCTCTTCCAGCCTCTTCAGCTCTGCCCGTTCTGCGTTCGTCATGGCTGGTGGGTTATGCAGATAACGTGCCGAGCTTAGGAGCCCGCGTCGCCTTCCGTACCCTGCCGGGTGACGAGATTCGTCACTGCCGCGACGCGCTTTGCGCCACCGTAACTAGCAGGGCGCTGGGGTGTCCGGACCAGTGGTGCGCCGAAGGCGACGTGGCTACCCATATGCGCCCGCCGCATGCGTAGCCGGCTCGCGAGGACGGCGCCGTACGTGTCACCAGTATGTAGGCTTGTCCGTGGGCCTCGGCTGCTAGATTGGCAGAAAACATCACTTCTTCCCACGACCTGCCCGAGTAGGACTGGTGGACCCTGCTGCCCGGCTTCCCGGTCAGCGCCCGGCACTGGTCTTCAGGGACATGGTATGTGATCTCCATGCGGGCCATGTATCGGTAGTGGTAGCCCACGACGTGGAAGTGGCGCCCGTTCCCAATCGCGGCCGTGGGAAGTAGACTGCGTGCCATGTTTCTCCTGCGCGCCGCCGTGATCGTGTGCGCCCTGCTCACAAGCGACCTTGACTGGATCGCGACCTTCGCTGTGTCGCTGGTCTACCTGTCGGGTGAGCTGTCGAACCTCGCCCGGATGGGCGAGCTGATCCGGGTGCGGGCGCTGGTTCAGTCGGCGCTGACTCATCCTGCACAAGACGAGCCGCCCGTGCTAGACTCGCAGGAGTGATTCTTTATAAGTCGCTGCGCTACGAGCTGAAGGCTGACCCCGAGAGCGGAACCCTAGAGGGGTACGGCTCGACGTTCGGAAACGTCGACGAGCAGGGTGACATCGTAGTCAAGGGCGCGTTCAAGCGCAGCCTCGCCGACATGAAGGCGGAGGGCCGCCCTCTGAAGATGCTGTTTCGCCACGTCGATTTGATCGGCGCATGGACCACGGTGAAGGAGGACAGCAAGGGGCTGTTCGTCTCCGGCCGCCCGCTGGTCGAGGACGTGGCGCAGGCACGCGAGGCGGTGGCGCTGGCCAAGGCCGGGGTTCTGGACGAGCTATCGATCGGGATCATCGTGCGCGAGTTCGAGCGGTCCAAGGACGGCATGGTCCGTAAAATCCTCGACGCTGACCTGAAGGAGGTCAGCCTCGTACCCTTTGCCGCCAATCCGCGTGCGCGCCTGACCGCGGTCAAATGTGGTAGTGCCGACTGCGGCTGTGACAGCTGCAAGGCCGAGGGCGCGGTGGGCACCGAGGACGAGCTAGTCCAGGCTCTGGTCCATGGCACCCCCCTTGCCCAGGGGCTTGCAGAACGTGTTGCGCGCGCGGCGTGGCCGAGCGTATACTCACCGGCAATGACTTACAGAGCGCTAGCGGAGCTAATCGAGTCTGTGACTCGGACGCTCCGGGCGTAGGAGAAACCGATGGATCCTCAGGTGCAGACTGCGATCGATGCCCTCGGCAAGACGGCGGAGGAGTTCAAGGCGACCAACGCCAAGGCGCTCGCGGAGCTGGCCAAGGCTGGCGAGGTCCGGGGCGAGACGGAGACCAAGATCCGCAAGCTCGACGAGGCAATCCAGAAGGCCGAGGACGCGAAGGTCGCCGGCGAGAAGGCGACGGCCGCAGCCGAGCGTGTGCTCGCCGCGGCGCGCCAGCCGATGGGCAATGGGTCCGGATCGCAGGGCACGCCTGACCAGATCGCGCACAAGGAAGCCGTCAGCAAGTGGCTGCGCAAGGGCACCAATGCGGTCAGCGAGGCGGACCTCCAGGGCCTCCAGCGGAAGGCGCTCTCGAGCCTGTCAGATCCCGACGGTGGGTACTACCTGAGCTTTGACTCGGATGCCGAGATCATCAAGGTCATCACGGAGACCTCGCCTATGCGCGAGGTTGCGCGTGTCATGACGATCGGCAATCCCTCGATCAAGGGCCGGCTGCGCCAGGGTCGTGCCGGTACCGGCGGGTGGGTAGGTGAGGCGGACACCCGCCCTGTGACCACAACGCCGCAGGTCGGTGAGTGGGAGATAGTCGCCCGCGAGATGTACGCGAACCCGGACGCGCCTCAGTCGTTCCTCGACGATGCGACCATCAGCGCCGAGCAGTGGCTCTCGAGCGAGGTGGCCGAGGAGTTCTCGGTTGTCGAGAACACGGCGTGGGTACTCGGAAACGGGGTCAAGCGACCCCGCGGCCTCCTGACCTACGCGAGTGGCACCGATCCGCTTCAGTCGCAGGTCGAGCAGGTGGCAACCGCGACGAACGACGTGTTTGCGGCGGACGATCTGATCACCATTCAGCAGGCGCTGAAGGAACCCTACCAGGCCAACGCGTCGTGGCTCATGTCGCGGCAGATGTTGGGCAACGTCCGACGCTTCGTGCTCGGCTCGGTGGTCGCCAACTATGTGTGGCAGCCCGGTCTCCAGCAGGGCGTGCCGTCCACGATCCTCGGCCGCCCCTACCGCCTGATGGCGGACTTCCCGACGGCGGTCGCTGACCAGGCGCTGATCGTGGCCTACGGCGACTTCGCACGGTCCTATCTGATCGTGGACAGGGCGGGGATCACGGTGCTGCGCAACCCCTTCACCACGCTCGGCTACGTCAGCTTCTACACCACGAAGCGGACCGGCGGCGGTGTCGTCAACTTCGAGGCGTACAAGATCCTGCGCGTGCAGTAAGCACGCACACTAGAAGAGGGTTCAAGATATGATGACCGAACTTCATAGCGGCGTCCTCGCGAAGGTGGCGCTGACTCCGACGCGGATCGCATCGGACACCACGACCACCGGGTCGATCGTCGACACTCTCGGGTTCGAAAGCTGCGAATTCATCGTGCAGTTCGGCACGCTGACCACGGCCGGCGCGACCTTCACGATCACGGTGCAGGGCGATGACACGGTGGGCTTCGGTAGCCCAGTGGCGGTCGCGGCTGCGGTCCTGCTGGGATCCTTCCCGGTAGTGGTCGGCACCGAGGACAACACGCTACGCAAGGTCGGCGTCAAGCTCCCGACGATCGCAGGCAGCGATCGGTTCCTCCGCCTCTCGATCGTGTCAGCCGGCACCGCCGCAGCGGCTCACGACCTCTCGGCGCTTTGCATGCTTGGCCGTGCCAGCAAGACTCCGATCACGCAGCCGACGTCCTGATCGGTCGGATAGGTTCCACCCATGGGGCCGCGTCGGTTCACGCCGGCGCGGCCCTTTCCGTCGGAGGCCACATGAGAATCAGGATGCTCGACACCTGGACGGACTACCTGTCCGGGCTCATTCTCGTCGCCGGTGAAGAGCACGACATCGACCCCTTCATTGCCGCCCGACTGATCGAGGGTAAGGTGGCCGAGCCGTATGAGGTCAAGGTCTCCCGGTGGCGGGAGATCAAGCGGAAGCCGGGCGGGAAGCCATGAGCGGCGATCTGTGGAAGTGGGCGGCCGGGATGCTGGGCAGTGCCCTGATCGCTGGCGGTGGCGCATTCTGGGCCGCCTCCAGCGACACCTACACCAGGGCCGAGACTGACGAGCGGATCGCCGCGGTTGACTCTCGTGCCGTGGTCGGTGCAGTTCGCGACAGTCTCCTCGACCTGATCGCGCGGCTCGAGGAGCGCGGCGTGATCAGCCGGCGTCGGGGGGACTGATGGGCGAGGGACCCCTCACGTTTGACATCGGCCGCGTGCGCGAATACGCGGGCGGGATCGTCGCTGACGACAACGTGCTGTCGATGATCGCCGAGGGCGTCGAGCGTTCGGCCCTGGTCTTCTGCGGGCGCGAGGCGTGGCTCGCCACCTCGTACACCGACAAGATCACGCTGCGAGATCCGGCGGAGCGGGTCTTCCTGCGGCACCGCCCGGTCATGGCGTCGCCTGCCCCGACGGTCACCCTCGACGGGATCGTCGTAGACGTGGCGCAGTACGAGTTCGATCTCAACGCCGGCATCATCTACCGCGTGCCCGGGAGCACAACGTGGCCCGTCACGTACCGCGGGCTCGTGGTGGTCTACACCTCCGGTCTGGCTGTGACCGCCGCCGACATGCCCGGTGACCTCGTGTTGGCCATGGTCAAGCAGACCGCCTATGAGTACAAGAGCGCGGGGCGCAGCGGGCGCCTCGGTGCGGTCCGTCAGGCCCTTGACACGGGGCAGGTGATCTCTGAGTACATCGTCACGGACTGGGCGCCCGGGGTGGGGGCGACGCTCCAGCGGTATCAGTACCGGAGAACCTAATGGCCGTCGGTGTCAACATCACGGTCACGGTCTCCCCTGATCTCGTGCGGGCGCTGAACGCGCTGCGCGACCCGGAGCCGATCTTCCGCCGATACCTGCCCGCCGCGGCTCGCGTCATCCAGTCGACGGCGCGCGACAGGTACCTACGCGGGCCGCGCCCCGGGAAGCTCGGCGTGCGCACCGGCTCGCTGCTGCGCTCCATTGGCATTGATCAGTCGGACATCCCGCGAAGCGTGACGGTGGGTACGCCCCTTATCTACGGGCCGGTGCACGAGTTCGGCGCGACCATTCGCGCGCGCGGCACCGGGCGGATGATCTTCCGCGTGGGGGATACGGGCCGCGGGGAGTTCCGCTCGGCGAAGCAGGTACGCCTGCCGGCGCGCCCGTTCCTTGGCCCGTCGCTCGAGGACAACGTGGAGCCGCTCGAGAGCCTGCTCTTCGATGAAGTCAAGAGGGCCACGATCGAATGAGCGTCTGGGGCAGCGAGATTGATGGCATCATCGCGGTGGTACGCGGCGCGGTCACCACCATGCCTAAGGGTGTGCTCGGCGCCGAGTTCGCCGTGCGCGATCCCTCGACGCTTCAGATCGCCGAGCTGCCGCACCTGTTCGTGTACAGCCCGAGCGTGGAGGATACGCCGCTCCCCTTCCTGCAGGCGGAGGTGCGGACCACGTACCAGGCTGACCTCTGGTCGTCGGATTCGCAGGAGCAACTCGCGACGTGGTGGGATGTGGTGCGCGTGGCGATGGCGGCTAACCGCACGCTCACCGGCGCGGTGGTCGATTGCCGTCTGCGGCAGGGCGCGGTGCTGGATGACGGCGACCCGAACCACCTCCGCGTGCTGGTCATGATCTTCGAGACGCTGCGGTGGGAGGGCTAGATGGCCACCTCCGCTAGCGTCATGGCCGCGATCGCGGCGAAGCTTCAGACTACGCTACCCAACTCCCCGGCGCGGCTGGCTTCCGATCTGGATAACACGTACCAGGCGGTCCCGTTCAACACGACCCGCTACATGCTCAAGGCGTTCTCTGGCCCAGTGTCCGAGGTCGCGGACTCGGCCGTCGCGTTCTACCCGGCGATGGCCGTGGCGCTGACCGTGGCCTTTCACCTGGGCACAGGGACCGAACAGTCTTGGACTGCCACCGGGATGCAGAACGTGCTCGATGCCCTGCTGGCACCGAGCTGGTGGCGCACCATTGCCGGGGTGTTTCTGGTCGAGGCGAACCTCCCGCAGGTCTCGCTCGGGGACATCGTGCGGGAGGGTCGTGTAGTACACTTCAGCCTGACTCTTGAGCTGTCCGTAGATCCGGCAGCATGAGGTAGGACCTTGGCCAAGATCATCGACCAAATCGCGGTGGTGCTCGGGACTCAGGTCGCCGAGGGCACGATCAACGCCACGGTGCGGGATTCCACGCAGGTGGGCACCACCGAGGGCGGCGCTACCGCTCTTGGCGTCCTGATGCGCAAGGAGACCCTTACCCTCGACATCGACCGGATCGAGGAGCTGGGCGAGGACATCACCGGCAGCTTCACCAAGAACCGCGGCTTCCGCCTGCGGACCGAGGCGTCGGCATTCAGCTGGGACTACACGCTCAAGGGATCGGGCCAGACGCTCACAACGCCTGTAGCGGGCGAGTACAACCTGACCACGGTCCACGAGGCGCTTCTTCGCGGGGCGGGCATCTTGCGCGGCACCCCGACCGCGAGCCAGACGCCTTACGCCCTGGGCACGCCCGACTTTCTCACGATCAAGGTGTGGCGCGGGAATCAGTCCTGGGTGTTCCAGGACTGCAAGGTCGATGAGCTGGCGATCGCGCTCACCCCGGGCGAGGTGGTCGTAGTCACGCCTACCATCGTGCCCGGCGCCCTGACCCATCGGCCGAGCGACACGTTCCCGACGGTGATCTCCTACGGGCTGAACGAGACCACGACGCCGCCTCCGCTCCAGAGCGCAGGAGCGCAGATTGGTGCGACGGTGCGCGGTTTCCTCGAGGGCTCGCTCACGATCGCTAACGAGTACGAGGATTTCCCCGACTCGAACCTGCCGCGTGGCCGGAGCTTCGAGCAGACCGCGCGGACGATCACGTGGGAGGGGAACTTTTACGTTGACTCGACGAACCTGAACCAGGACTTCCTGAACCTCGACCTGACCGCGGCACCGACGGAGGAGCTGCTCTTCCAGCTCGGCGTGAACACGACCACCCCCGGTGCCATCGCCAACGCCATCGAGTTCACCATGTTCAATGTGAACTTCACGCAGCAGAGCGTGGTCCAGCAGGCGCGAAGGATCGTCTATGGCCTAACCGGCTATGCGACCGCCGTCGGCACCACGGCCAACAGCGAGTTCAGCTTCAGGTCGAGGTGATCGCGGTGTATGCGCTACCGCACGCCAGCCTGCAGGCGCATCGCCTCCAGCTCCGAGTCATCGGTCCCCTCGGCCTCGCATGCCGGGAGCGGCATGGCGGAGAAGTCCGGGCAGTTCGGCTTCAGGCCGCGATTGATCCGGTCCATCGAGCACTGCATGACAAGCTCCCCCCGTTTGGCCTGTTCCGCATCGCAGCGCGCCTGCTCCGCAGCGGTCTTGCGGAGGACCGGGCGAATGTTCGTCTCGCCCAGTCCTCCGGCCAGAAGCTCGCGGTTCACGATCGCGAGCTTCGCGGACAGAGTTCCGGTATGAGATTCGTACTTCAGCCGGCTACGGTCCTCCGCTGCCTCTATTCGTATCCTCTCCCGGGCCAGGCGCTCCTGCTCGCGGGCGTTGGCCTGCATGCACAGGTCCTGTCCCAGCCGAGTGCGGTAGATCCCGCAGTCCTCGGCCGTGGCCACTCCGACGCAGGCTCCGAGCCCCGTCACAACCATGAACGCAGCGCCGATGGCGACGCCCTTCAGGATCGCGCCGACGCGCGCAAAGCCCGCGGCGACGATCAGACCTACAATCAGCAGTTCCATTTCCGTGATCTCCCTTTCCCTCGAGCACATCGATCGGCCGGGGGCGGCGCCAGGTTTAGCCAGCCCGCGGTAAGCGACAGCAAGAACCGGCAAAGGCGACTGTAGCATGGCCCGCGACCTAAAGGTTCAGGCGACGATCACAGCCAAGGACCAAACGGGCGCTGCGGTCAAGTCCGCGCAAAGCGGCTTCGCCAGGCTCGGCGGGTTTATCAAGGATCGGTTCGTCATCACGTTGGGCGACGTGGTGCGCGCCGGGCGCGCCATCATCAACGGGTTTCAGGCTGTCATCGGCGCCGCGCAGGAGCAAGAGCGGGCGATCCGTAGCCTCGACGCTGCGCTCTCCCCGCTCGGGGCCAGCGCGGGGAAAGTGCGTGACGCACTCGTAGAGCAGGCGGAGGCGCTGCAAAAAAGTACCGGGTTCTCAGACGAGGCCATCGAAAGTGGCCAAGCTCTGGCTGCACAGTTCACGCAGAACGAGGCGAAGCTCAAGGCCATCACGGTGGCCGCGGTCAACCTGGCGGCTTCTGGCCGCACTGATCTGCAGAGCGCCTTCCTCTTGCTGGGCAAGGCGTCTGCGGGAGCAACTGAGACCCTTGGCCGTTTCGGCGTCAAGATCGACGAGAGCGTCCCGAAAGCGGAGAGGTTCGGTAAGGCGCTCGAGATCCTGAACAATCAGGTCGGAGGGCTCGCTGTCGCCCAGGTCGGCACCTTCGCCGGCGCCCTGCGGCTACTGGACACAGCCTTCGGGGAGCTGCTGGAAAAGCTCGGCGACGCGGTGGTCAAAAACGACGCGTTCCGCGCCGCGCTTGCCAGCGTGTCTACTCTGATGCGGGACCCGGGATTTCTCGGGGCGATCGAGGCCGTGGCTTCCGGGATTGCACGGATAGTCACGGCGTTTTCCAATCTTGTCCAGGGCAACTTCGCCGCCGTGTTCGGAACGCTGGAAGAGAACATGAGGGGCGTGGCTGCGCTTGGCGCGCAGATCGGAAACCAGGGGCTGGGCAGCGCCGCCGTGGACGAGTTCGCCGAGGCGACCAACCGACTGAAGGTCGAGCACGGCGCTGCCGCAGTGGCCGCGGAGAAGCGGGCCGCGGTCGAGTCAACCCTGGCCGCCATCATCGCGAAGGAGCGGGCGGAAACGGAGAAGCTCAACGCCGCGGCCAAGGCAGCTCGTGACGTGACTGAACGTAATAACGAGCTGCTGGCCGAGCGCAACCGGCTAGTTCAGGAGGGGACCGCGTTCGAGGAGTCGCGCTCTGACTCCATCCGCGAATCCACTGAGGCGCTGGAAGAAAACACCGGGGCCACGGAGCGCAACGCTGAAGCTCAGGCCGTCTCTCAATCCACCAACCCAGCGGGCGAGGGCTTCCGGTCCTTCGTGACCGGGCGAGAGAGCGCCATCACTGAGGTCTCGCGTCGATCTCGCACCGCCGCAGATACGCCCGCCGCCTTGCTCCGCCGCAACATCGAGGCGCTGCGCGCGTCCGCGCTTAGCCCCGGACCCGGCGTGATCCAGAGATTGCAGCGGCAGCTAGCCCAGCTAGAGAGCGCCGACTTCGGTACCATCGACGAGACGCGGAGCCTGGCCTAGTGGCCTATCGACTCCCGCTGTTCGCGTTCCTGCACGCCGCCCGCACAGCCGGCGCTGCGGCCGTGACGCCGGACGATGCAGACGCAGCGTACCCCAAAGAGCGGCTCATCGACTCGCAGATCCGCCCGCGCTTCCGGTTCGGTACCACCGGCGCGAACCATCGGGTGGACGTGGACCTCGGCGCAAGTTTCCCTACCGGCTTCGATCGTCTCCTGGTCCCTATCAATCACGACGTGGGCGGGCAGGCGTTCACGGTGCAGCAGGACGACAACTCCGGGTTCGCGACTCCGACTTCGCTGGCGAGCGGTTCGTTCCCGGCGGGGACGGCCACGATTGACGTGGCCCTCACTGCATCGACCGAGCGCTATCTGCGGCTGACGATCACGCCCAGTGGCCGCTGGTTCCTGCCCGAACTCTGGTACACCAAGCGCGAGACTACGACTCGCGGGCCGGAGCCGGGCTGGGTAGATCAGCCGTTGCCAAACGTCGTCGAGACGGTGCTGCGGTCCGGGTCCCGGTTCGGCCAAAAGCTGGGCGCGCGCCGCCGACAGTTCAGCTTGAGCTACACGCACCTTCCCGATGCAGATCGAGCACTCTTCGTGGTCTCGTTACTCGACGCAACAAACGACGGTGCGCTACCGTTCTGGTACTGGCCGCCCGACGACACGGAGGCTCCGGTGCTCGTCCACCTGGCCGAGCCTCCGAGCATGGTGCAGGATCGCGACAACCCGAGGGCCACGTCTCAGGCGTGGAACGGGACCTTCGCGCTGCTCGAGTCGCTGGCCTAGCCCATGCGCCCGATGGAGTCCGGCCAGCTCTCGCTGTCCCGGCTCGCGGGGCTTCGACCCGTCGAGCTGTACGTACTCAAGACGTACAGTGACCGGGACGCCGGCACCGTCCACCGTACCTACTACTTCGGCGACAGGTTCGTGGAGTACGAGTACGGTGGGGGCAGCGCGCAGCAGTTCCTGCCGTTCGTCCGTTCGCACCGCGGCCCCGACCTCCAGCTCATGTCGCACATCCAGGACACAGGCGCCCAGTTGACGCGCAGCCTGAAGCTGACGCTTGTCAACCTTCAGCTCGAGAGCGGCGTCTTTCTCGCCACGGACTTTCGCACCACGAACCTGCGCCGAGCCACGATCGAGATGTCGCAGATCCTGCTGCCTGCTACCGGGGACGATCGCGACCTGGCGGTGCCCTTTGCGGGGACCGAGCACACGGTACTGTTTCGCGGAGAGGTAACAGCGGTCGAGAGCATCACGCCGGAGACGATCGAGCTGGCGTTTACCAGTGTCGAGCCCCGGGTACCGTGGCGCTACGCCCTGCTTCCCGGGACGGATCCGCTCGACTTCGGCGCCCGCTTCCCGTTGCCCTACGGCAAAGCCAAGCGGGTCCAGCTCGTCGGCCACGATGTGGGTGGTTACACGACCGTGGCACAGGCCACGACGACTGTGATCACCACGATTCAGGTCACGGACACCGAGCGGCTTGGCACATCGGGGATCGGCTACATCGGCGGTGAACGGATCACGTGGACCGGGAAGACCGCGACCACGCTGACGGGCGTAACGCGGGGCAGCTCCGGCACGATCGCCCTCGAGCATGCGCCCGGTGCGACTCTGCTCGAGATCAAGGACTCGACATTCATCGTCGCGGGCTATGGTGTCAAGAGCATCGGCGACGTGTACGTTCGCCAGTACAACGGCGAGCTTGTGCGCGTGGTCGGGACTGTCACCAAGAACCTCGCCGACACAGCGGTAACCGGGCACACAGGCGCTACGCTCTCGACGGTGCGCCTGCCCGTGGCGCAGTTCGAGAGCATCGTGCAGCAGCTCGACACAGCGATATCGTTCGCGACACAGCCGCAAGTAAGTGGCGGAACCGCCACTGGCATGAACGTCCTCACCTTCGACGGTGACAACGTGACGTCGGGAGGTGAGATCCCTGCGTCATCCTCTATTTTGAATGCAACGGTCATTGGCTTCGGGTGGAAGGCTCCTCGAGATTTTCCGTATGGCGCTGTCCGCGCTCCGTCTGGATCAGGAAGCACTGGAGCGACTCAGGTCAAATTCCCGGCTCCGCCTGCGGGCGTAACGGGTATTTCTCAAGACTTCATTTTCCGGTCCTGGGGTACGCAAGAGACCTTCGATTTGAAGGTGGGCGGGGTCCTTATCGGCACTGCTACTGCAACGGGAAGCGGAACTCCCTCCACCCCGGAAACCTTCTCAGTGCATGCTAGCAGTGCGTCCAATGTACTGGGGGCCATCACGCTTGATCTAGAGCGAGTTAGCGGAGCTGCTTTTGGAGGGGCGCTTGAGATCGAGCGGTCAATGCTCGTCGTTCAGACGGTCCCACTAGACAGTATGTCCGTACAAATCGGTGGCACCGACGCGACCAAGGGCAAGATCGGCGCCACCGCTTCCCGCGGCACAGGCTACCGCCTTCAGCTCTATGCCGATGTCGAGGGGCCCGTCGCACCCGACAGCACCTACACGGTGCCATCCGGCACGCTGCTCGAATCCATGCCAGACTGCATGCACCACTTCGCGTCGGTGTTCTGCGTGCAGGGGAATGGGGCGATCGAGTCGACGAGCTTCGCTGCCTCCGCTGCCGACGTAGCGCCGAACGTCCACGCGTTCGACGCGAGGGACTTCGGCGAGAGCTACCACCGCATCCTCGCCGGGATGGCGTGGGAGTCGCGTCTCAACGTGACCGAGGTAGAGCGGGCCACAGTTGCACAGCTAGCGCTAACCAGTGCGAACCGCGCGTACCGCTGGCCCGGGCCGATCGAGGTGATCGACGGGTTCGTTAGCCTCGAGGAGAAGGGGCGCCAGCCGGCGGAGATCGTCACGCGCGTACGCGCGCTCCACCTGCGCGACCAGTCCCGCGGCGGTGCCCTCGATCGCGAGGCGTACGCAGGCGCCATCAGCATCGACAAGAACGGGACACCGACCAGCAAGCCGACCACCGCCAACCTCGACGCGGCCGAGGA